CTTGACGGTATTCTTCAAGTTGCAAAAGAAACTGACCATCCTAGAGCCTATGAGGTTGCGGGACAGTTGTTGAAGACCAATGCAGAGAATACTGAAAAGTTGGTCAATTTACAAACCACTAAAAAAAAGGTGAGGGAAACCGCTGGGCCTAAGAACGTGACCAATGCTCTCTTTGTCGGGTCCACAGCCGAACTCCAAAAACTAATAAGGGGGAAAAATGTGTAATAACGAACAATGTAAGTGCGTAAATTGTACTTGCGATCCATGTGAGTGTACAGAAGAAAATTTATGTGGATGTGATGAGGATTTAGTCGCAGCAATATAATAATGAAAACATTTAAGGGGTACATAGCAGAAGCTCAGTTGAATGAAGTTCCAGGCTGGAGTGGTAGTCTATCTGAAAAACTCTTTGATATTGGTTTCCATCAGGGCTTTGAACGAGGTGGTAATTTAGTAGGGTTTTGGTTGCCAATATCTTCACCTATATTCAAGAGAATTGGAATTGGCGAAGTTAGGGCTACTGTATTTCATGTAACGGATAAAGAACATTTCCCCACTTTAAAGAGACTGCAAGGAAAGAAGCAGTCTATCTCGGCATTTTTTGGGATGAAGGCTGAGTATTTTGAGCAAGGGGTTCAGACTAAGGGTGGAGTTATTGCTGAACTGGATGCTAATATACTATCGGCATGGAAAGGGGATGTAATGAGCTCCCCAGATAAAGGTGGCCGAAGATGGGTTAAGTTAGCTCATTTTAAGGGAGTGGATAGAGATCAAGATATCAAGAAGGTATTGGTGGGGGTTGAAAAGTTGATAGGTAAGTTGTTACTGAAATATCATTCTAGTACATATATAGAAAATCATGATGGGAAATTTGATCCAGTGAACTATCCCGGGCATTGGCAAGCACTTGGACAAATTTTAGGAGATAGGCGCAGTCCTACCAGAGATACAAAAAAATTGAGTTTATTGATTAAGGATTATATTGACGGTATGGAAAAGGTCATGAAATCCAATGTGAAACAATTCAAAGAAATCTTTCACGGTTATTTAAGTACCAGATTTACCGATAATGATTGGGATGAACAGATTGTTAATAAAATTAAAATCAAAAAAGTTCACCTTGTATTTAGTGACGCATGGTATAGACAATCTGATTCTGGCGATCCTGATGAGGATGATTATAAAGGCTATGAAGATTTTCTTAAAGAATTAAAGGCTGATGGCATAGAGGGAAAATATTATAAAGATCCTTTTGATTTAGAAAAGTACATAAGTAATGTTGCTACGTTGGAGACTGGAAGGTAGTAATGAAACCCTTCATCATGCTTCCATATCTGACTTACATTGATAAACCACTACTGTATAATAAAATGAAAAATTTTACAGAATACATCAAAATAACAGAAGCTCGAGACGCTTATATTTTCGACACTAAACCCAAAACACTCAAGGATGCTGAAGATCCAGAAGTACAGATTTCTGGATGGGGCCGAATGCTTTTAAGTCAGTATAAAGCTAAATTTATTCGTGCTTCAGAAGATTTTGTGAAATGGGCAAGGGGTGGAAGTTATGAATATATTGAGGATAAGATGAGCTCTTATCACGGGATGTTAGAAGGTATTCAAAACATTGAAGATCAAATGAAGAAACCAGCATGGAAGAAAAAAATAACAATGCTGAAGAGAGCTGGATAGTGAAACCATTCAAAGCTTTTATTACTGAATTATTTGATAAACCATTGCCATATAAGAAAATTGGTAAGTTAAATCCTGCACAACAAGGAGTTCACCAATCAATTGATTATGAGTTTTCAATAGAAATAGATGGAAAATCAAAAAAAGTTACGACAACTTTTAGAGATGTAGATGGGACTGAGCAATTTAGTGTAGAGTTTGATGTAGAAGATAAATTCAACATTACAGGATTAGCTGGTACTGATGCTATAAAAATATTTACTACGGTCGTTGCACAAATATCAGATTTTATTAAAGCCGAACAACCAATCAAAATTGAATTTACAGCAGCCAAGGCACGTGGAGAGGGACAATCGAGAGCTAAATTATATGATAGAATGACTAACCGACTAACTCCCAAAGGATATACAATGCAGGCTCGACCGTGGCGAGATGGTTCACGACAGTACACATATACTAAGAATCAAAAATGAAAAGTTTCAAAAAATTTATTGAAGAACGTGATTATAAAAAAGAATATAAGAAGTTTCAATCTTCACCAGAGCGCATTAAATATCGTGCAGAACTGGTAAAATATAATCGTGAAAAAGGAACCTATGGTAATGGTGATGGAAAAGATGCATCACACAAAGGTGGAAAGATTGTCGGATTTGAAAAGGAAAAAACAAATCGTGGACGAGCTGAGGCCAGTAGGTTAAAGGGCTCAAAACGAAATGGATGAAGTATATTTAGGCAACCCAAATTTAAAGAGTGCTAATGTTCAAATTGAATTTACACAAGAACAAATAATTGAGTATGCAAAATGTCTAGACGACCCTGCCTATTTTATAGAAGCTTATATTAAAATTATTAGTATTGATGAGGGACTAGTACCTTTCAAGTTGTATCCATTTCAGAGAGACATGGTAACAACTTTTCATACCAACCGTTTCTCTATTTGCAAGCTCCCCAGACAGTCTGGTAAATCTACTACAATCATTGCATATCTCCTGCACTACTGTCTTTTTAATCCCACAGTCAATGTTGCAATTCTTGCAAACAAAGCTCAGGTTGCAAGAGATCTTTTAGGAAGATTGCAACTCGCATATGAACATCTTCCCAAGTGGTTGCAGCAGGGAGTTATGACTTGGAACAAGGGATCTCTTGAGCTGGAAAATGGTTCTAAGATACTTGCAAGTGCAACATCCTCTAGTGCAGTCAGGGGTGGTTCCTACAATATCATTTTCCTTGATGAGTTCGCTTACGTTCCAAACAATATTGCAGAACAGTTTTTCAGTTCAGTCTATCCTACAATTTCCTCTGGTACAACATCCAAAGTGATGATGGTAAGTACTCCCCACGGCATGAATATGTTTTACAAAATGTGGAATGATGCAGAGCATGGACGAAACTCTTATGTGCCGATTGAGGTTCATTGGTCAGAGATACCTGGCCGAAATAAGAAGTGGAGAGAAGAAACAATCAAGAACACAAGTGAACAACAATTTAATGTGGAGTTTGAGTGTGAGTTCTTGGGGTCTGTTAATACCTTGATTCATCCATCTAAGCTTAAAGTCTTATCTCATAATGAACCTATAACTTGTAATGCAGGCCTTAGAGTTTATGAAAAACCAAATTCACAAAATCCTTATGTATTAATTGCAGATGTATCTAGGGGAATTAGTAGTGATTATTCTGCATTTATAGTAATGGATGTTTCAGAAATTCCATATAAACAAGTTGCTGTTTACAGAGACAATGCAATCAGACCTATGAATTTTCCTCAAATCATTCATAGAGTGGCCAATGCGTATAATCTAGCTTATATTTTAATTGAGATCAATGACATTGGAGGCCAGGTTGCCGATGCACTTCAGTTTGATTTGGAGTATGATAATATGATTATGACTACACAACATGGTAGAAGTGGACAATTGGCGGGTGGTGGTTTTTCAGGTAAGAAGGCTCAGTTAGGTGTAAGAACTACTAAGGCTCTTAAAAAAGTAGGATGTTCTAACTTTAAGACTATGTTAGAATCCGATAAGATTTTCATACCGGATTTTAATACTATTGTAGAATTGTCTAGTTTTATAACTAAAGGGCAATCATGGCAGGCTGATCAAGGATGTACTGATGATCTTGTAATGTGTTTGGTTTTATTTGGGTGGCTAACTGATCAAACTTATTTTAAGGAGTTGACTAATATGGATATCCGTCAGCAACTTTGGAAAGAAAAGGAGAATCTTATAGATCAGGATATGGCTCCGTTTGGGTTTGTTTTAGATGGAATCCATGATGAAGATGGTATTCCTATAGGTGAGTCTATAGACGAATACGGCTCTGTGTGGGCACCAGTAGTTCAATCTAATAGAGAGTGGTCAAAAGATTGGTGATAACTCTATATCATTTACTATCTTAGACTGACAGTTTAAACATATAATCTTAGTTTCCCAAATCTTCTCCAATACTCGTAAGCGAAGTTCTTTTCGGAGTCCAGTGCCTCTTGAAAGGGCTCGCACTTTTTTGTCGTCAGGGTAGAAGACCAAACTGCACGTTTCGGATTCACCACAGTGTTTACAATGCTGGTCTGCCAAGTATTCGTTAATCCATATATCACGTTTCCTCCTAGCTCGTTTTACACCTTCTTTGATGTGTTCTTTATATTGTTCATAATGGGAAGTCATATTACTATTTAGTTTATCATGGAAATGTTAAACTGAAAATCAGAATTTACTAAATATATGGGATAACACTTCTAAATTAAAGGAGTAAGGAATGGGATTTCAAGTATCGCCTGGTGTACAGGTTACAGAAAAAGACTTAACGAATGTCGTTCCTGCTGTTGCAACTTCTATTGCTGGTATAGTAATGGCTGCTCAAAAAGGTCCAGCTGACCAAATTACAGCCATTGCATCTGAAGAAGAACTTGTTTCTATTTTCGGAAAGCCCCGCACAGATAACTACGGAGATTGGTTTGCCGCTGCCTCATTTTTGGGGTATGGTAATGCTTTGCGAGTAGTTAGACCATCGGGGTCAGCACTGAAGAATGCAGTCAGTTCAGGAACAGCTATCGTTATTAAAAATAATGGTCATTGGAAGGATGGAATCGGGGGATCGGGGCCATTCAATGGTGGGTCCGCTAATGTCGGACAATGGGCAGCTAGGACAGCTGGATCTTGGGGGAATAGTCTCAAAGTTTCAATGTGTCCAAGTAATGCTGAGTGGGAACAAAACTTTGCAGGAGTTGAAAATACTATTGGTGCAGTAGAAACTGCGGCCGCAGCTGGTGCCACTACAATTGCAGTTGATTACGGTGGTGGTTCTGCTGGTGATGGTGGTGCAAAATATAATGTTGGAGATATTGTTCATTTCTCAGAAGCAGATGGTTCAGAATATGAAGTAACCGCTATCTCTACTGATAATCTTACTATTAAGAGATATGGTACTGCAAATACTGCTGGTGGATTAAGGTCTGCTATTAGTGATCCAACTGCTGTTCGCAGACGTTGGAAATATTATGACCAGTTTGATAATGCGCCTGGGACATCGGATTATGTAAATGATCGATCTGGAGTACTTACTGCTGATGAAATGCATATTATTGTAATTGATGAGGATGGAGGCATTACTGGAACGCCAGGAGAAATTCTGGAAAAGTGGCAGGGTGTTTCTAAATTGTCAGATGCAAAAACTTCACAGGGTGTAGCTAATTATTTTGTTGATGCACTTTATAATGGTTCTAGTTATATTTACTGGATGGATCATCCTTCCGTAAGTACTGGATATGGTAATGATATTACCACACAGGCGTCTACATTATTCACCGATCAGGTGGAGGTCATCACAGATGTTTCTTTGGTAAGTGGAGTTGATGCATATACTCTAACTGCTGCAGAGGCAAAAGACGGAATTGACCGTTTCAAAGATACAGAAACAGTTGATTTAAATCTTTTCCTTTGTGGAGTTGCAGATGCAACAAAGGCCGGTGATTCATTAGATATGTGTACGGATCGTAAAGATGCGGTTGCATTTGTATCACCTGAAATGTCTGATGTGGTTGGGATCGCAACTGAAGTAACTCAAACAACTAATGTTAAAGCTTACTTTGATTTACTTGCGTCAACGTCATACGGATTCTTTGACAGTGGTTGGAAATACACATACGACAAGTATAATGATACTTATCGGTGGGTTCCACTGAATGGTGATATGGCAGGACTTTGTGCAAGAACAGATCTGGTTGCAGATCCGTGGTGGTCGCCAGGAGGATTTAACCGTGGTCAGGTTAGGGGAGTTGTAAAACTTGCCTATAACCCACAGAAAGCTAATAGGGATATCTTGTATCGTGCAAGAATTAACCCAGTAGTTGCTTTCCCCGGCCAAGGAACAGTCCTTTATGGAGATAAAACCTCACAGACAAAACCAAGTGCATTTGATAGAATCAATGTACGAAGGTTGTTTATTGTTCTTGAAAAGGCAATTTCTACCGCAGCTAAATTCCAGTTGTTTGAATTCAATGATGAGTTCACACGGTCTGGATTCCGAAATATGGTTGAACCTTTCTTGCGTGATGTTCAAGGAAGACGGGGGGTTACCGATTTCTTAGTTGTATGTGATGAGACTAATAACACTGGTAGTGTTATTGATCGTAACGAGTTCGTTGCTGACATTTATGTTAAACCCGCTCGGTCTATTAACTTCATTTCTCTGAATTTCATCGCCACGAAAACTGGTGTTGCATTCAGTGAAGTTGTGGGAGCATAGGGGGAAACATGGCTAATATAAACGACTTTAAGGCAGTTCTAAAAGGTGGCGGTGCAAGAGGAAATCAATTCTCAGTAAATCTACCCTTTCCCGGTTATGCTGGGGTAGGTGGAGAATCTAGGGTTTTGTCTTTTCTTTGCAAAGCAACTAATTTGCCTGGCATGACGCTTGGTGAAGTTCCAGTACCATTCAGGGGTAGATCTTTGTATATTGCAGGTGATCGTACTTTTGAAACATGGACAACTACAGTTTTGAATGATACAGATTTCTTAATTCGCAACGCTATGGAGCGGTGGATGAACGGAATCAATGCTCTTTCAGATAATAGTGGTCTAGAGAATCCTGCTGATTATCAGGTTGATGGTTATGTTGATCAACTGGATCGTTCAGGAGTAGCTATCAAATCCTATACGTTCAGGGGCTTGTTTCCTCTGACAATCGCACCCATCGAATTAACTTACGATGGAAATGATGCAGTAGAGGAATTTGAAGTAACATATCGCTATCAGTTTTTTGAAACCAATACTACTAGCTAAAAAACCGTATAAATATTTAATATATTGATTACGGAGTTTTATGGCGAATTTATTTGGATTTCAAATTACACGAGCGTCTAAGGATAAGGGAGAACAGCCTACTTTTGTTCTCCCTGAACCCGAAACTGGAGCAACTACTACTGCTGGGTTCTATAGCGAATTTTTAGATATAGAAGGCCAGTCTAAGAACGAATATGATCTTATTCGTAAATATCGGAGTACGGCTGAACATCCAGAATGTGACCTAGCTATTGAAGATATTATTAA